TAGTTCCTGTTTGAGCTATAAAGTCAGGTATAAATCTTCTTATTTTCATTAAGAACTCACCATCTCCTCTAAATGTTGCAACACCTGTTGATTGTCCTGTAGCCGATGCTCGTTGTTGTGTAATATCAAAATCACCTGATTCAATATTAGATGTAATAGCTGTAATTGTTCCGTTTCTATTTTCATCAGTTCCTGTTTCATGTTCATAGTATGCTGTTCTACCTTCAGTATTTCCTACAACATCAAAAGATGTATCTGTATCTGCATCATAAGATAAAGCATGGGGTAAACCAAAAACTGCAGAATCTCTCCACATAGTTCTAGCTAAAGATCCAACAGTCCAAACAGGTCTTTGTGGTGATGAATCAAAATAATTATATGCCACCATTCTATTTACAACACTAGATCCTGTTGTTGGATAGAACCATATAACTTCACCAAACAAATTATTTAATCCAGCAGATATCATTTGATTACCTGAACTTAAATTTATACTATCATAAACAAAGTCTTCTACTAAACAAGGTAACGATTCTAATCTACCAGCAAATCTAAAAAAACCATTTTCTGACATCCAATACGCGGCGCCATCAACTTCAACACATGCATTCTGTCCTGCAAGTCCACAGTTAGTTCCAACTTGTGCAAACGCAAAGGTAAATGGTTGACCAACAAAACGTTGGGTAAACAATGCTGTATCAGTCCAAACATAAAGTGCATCACGACCTCTTATTGCTCCTCTGATCTGTGATCCGTCGGCCAGTCTCTGTGTACCAGCTGTATTGGTTGCTGTAGGTGTATATGTATTTATATCTTCTTGATCTGAGAATCTAATAAACATATCATCTTGTGTGCTGGGTGTTCCTATAGTTGTTTCTGTTCCATAAAATACTAAGTGTCTATCAGGTGTTGATACTACCATATGTCTTGATGCTGTTGGTGCACCAGATATAATTGTTGCTCTTGTTGCTGTTGCATTTGATAGAGATGAGTCCCATTCAAAACAAGGACCATCGTGAATTAAACAAATTGCTTTATCTCCAAAATTATCTAATGACCACATACCAGGTTCTAATACTAAGTCACCTGATGCAGCTTCTCCCCATGCAACATAATTACTAGAATTAGTTACAGTTGCTCCATCGCTATGTGCTGCTTTTGATGTACCTCTAACTCCTCTTGTAATACCAGTTAAATCATTTCCAGAAACACCAGTGTATGATATTTCTTCTGTGCCAACTAAAATAAAATTAGTTCCTGAATCAGGAAAGTTAGCAGTGCTTGTTAATGTAATTGATGTTCCTGATCCACCAGTTCCAGCAGTATCATTTAATAAAGCACCATTCAAAGTAGTTGTTACCGCAGAACCATCTTCTCCACTCCAAGAACCTAGACCCCAACCAAATCCTTGAGCTTGAACAGCTGGCCCTACAGTATAATATTTTTGTATTCTAATACCACCTGATGTAGTCGCACCAGATCCAGATTCATTTGATGGCATTGTAATAGTAAGCGTTGTATTTGTAGGTGTTGTAACCACCATGAATTTTTTATCATCAAAATCAGAAGCGCTATAGTTTGAATTAGTGATTGCTGTAAAATTATCCATTAACATAATATCTCCAGGAACCATATTATGACCACTAGAAAAAGTTATTGTAACAGTTGCAGATCCGTTAGTTGTAGTGAAAGCATTAGTTAAAGTAGTTGTAGTTTCAATCGGATGAATGTCATAAAAAACACCTCCAGAAAAAGCGTATAAAATTCTGTTTGTTCCTATAATAGAAAATTTAATAGAAGTTGAGCTAACAAAATGATGAAGCCCTCTACCTGCTCCTGTGAGTTCATTTTGATTAACGTTACCTAATTGATTCCAACCACCTATTTTTTCAGGGGTACCATACCTAAATCTAACATTATCACAGTCTACCCACTGACCCTCAGCTCCTGTTGGAGTTATTTGTTTATTAATACCTGGTTGAAAGCCTATTTTTTGTAGCATAATGTACCGTTATATAGGGTTTTTAATTTTTTGGTAGTATTATATTATACTCTAAATTAACTACTTTTGTAAGATTATTATTTTAATTTAACAAGGTGTTTTATATTTTTAGGTTTTTTTAATAAAAGATCAAAGGCAATGGTTATTCTTTCTTCAGAATCATTATGTTTATTAGTGTAGTGAGGAATGTTTGATTGAAAAATAATAGCTTTTCCTACTTCATTTTTACTTTCATATAAAACAGGGTCATTTATTTGATTAATTGGATTAATATAAAAAGTAGAAGTTTTATTACAGCTTACGCATATATTTCCTGATAAGTAACAATCGGGATTTACACTATGTAAATGTTTGTCAATAAACTGACCTTTTCTCATTATATTAAACCAACTATTTATATATACAGGAGTATTGATATTAACATTTAACTTATCTAAAAAAACATTATGTAAATTTAAAATACATTTTTTTAACTTAGGTATTTCACTATTTTTTAATTTAAAAACATTAAATTGACCATGACGTGAAGTAGTAGAATTTTTACCTAAATTAGTATAGCCATCTAGAGTAATGTTTTTTTTACTATTTTTTATGGGTAACTTTAAAATATTTTTTTCTTGTTTTAATAAAAAATTTTTTAGTTTAGTAAAATCTATATTTTTTAAATATTCTTCTCCTAAAAAATAACTCCACTCTGGAGCAAATGGAGATTGTTTTGGTTCATTTTTAAAATGAATTAGTTGCATTTAAGAGTTATGGTTTCTTAAACCAATTTGGAAGACCTAAATGTTTTCTTCCGTCAAACATATTATCTTTAGCAAATTTTGTTCTAGTATTATTGTAATGCAAAAATACTTGTGCAGAATGATTACCTTCAAATTTTTCTCTCCAATGTTCTAATTCTATACCTCTATACACCAACATATCTCCAGGGTTTAAATCTATTTTAATTTTTTTATTTAACTTTCCTAATGGCTTTAAATATATTGGCCACTTATCTCCACCAAGATTCATGGTTGTAGATATCTCGCAACTAAATCTATCTTTATGTTTTTTAAGTTCATCATCTTTTTTATATATTCTAGCATATGTATAAGCCGGATATAATTTTAATCCTGTTGTTTTTTCCATGATGGGTTGGCATTTTAACATTAAAGTTTCAAAAGCAATATCTGAATAACAACTATAAGTATCTGGCACTTGTCCAGTTTTTGGATCTTCATAATATCCAAAAGCTTTTTCAAAAGGAGAAATATATCTTGCTTCTAATATAGTGTCATAAACTTGTTTCTTCATAAGAAAATAATTATATAAAAATAATGCAAAATCTTTATCAATAGCTTTTTTTATTACTGCGTATTTATTTTTTTTAAAACTCATTCTAAACTTCCTTTTTCATAAAATTGAATATAACTAGTTAATATATATCTATCTTTATTTTTAGGACAAACTTGTCCTTTATGTGTATGTGTAAAGTAAGATGGAAATATGGCTACTCTTCCAGTAACACTTTTAATAGTTTCATAGTCTAAAAATTCTGTTCCACAATCATGATCACTTAAATACACTTGCACATTCAACACTCTATTTAAATAAGACATTGCGTGTTCCGAATGCCAACAAGAAAAATGATTGTTTGGTTTAAAATGTTTAAATCTAAAACCACCTAATCTCCATTTTGATGGAGTCATTTCTATTCCTTTAAATGTTTTTTTATATTCTTCTACAACAGGAGCAATTTTATCATAGTATTTAAATGTTACAATGTCATAAAAGTTATATCCATAATAAGGCTTTTCACCATCCATACAATTTTTACCATAAGTATTAATCATGTGTTTACATTCTTTTTTAGAAAAAATTTTATCTTTAACTAATATGAAATTTTTAGACATTTTTATTTAAATGGTTTTCCTAGATTCCATAAAACAAGACTATATCTTGTGCCTGCTGTTACAGGTGTTACTCTATGCCAAACAAAAGAAGGAAACACAACTAAAGAACCTTTTGAAAGTATTTGATTACAGGTTTGTATGCTGCTTTTATCAGATTTACTTGGGTCTCTATTCCTAAAATTAAACTCTAACGCACCACCTTCATATTCTAAATAATCTGATAAAGATACAGATACAGATAATTTTCTTATCTTACCATAAAGAGGTCCTGGTTTATCATAAGGGTTTTCCCAACTATCGGCATGCCAATCATAATATTGATTTTTTGAATATTTTGTAAATTGACATTCTTCTGTTACGTCCCATTCAAAATTCCAACCGGCATTTTTATTTGCCATGTGAATGTAAGGATGTATTTCTTTATATATCCAAGAATCAGACATCCAAACAATATTTGAATCTCTTTTTTTCTTTAAATCTTTTGTTTCTTTTTTTGTAAGAGGATTTTTTTTTAAATTTCTATGTCTTCCAAAACCTTCTATTAATGCTGGCACTTCTTTCTTTTTAGATAATTGACCATATTTTATAATTTCATCACATATTCTATGTGGAATTACAGATTGAAAGTACCAATAATAATGTTTCAAAACCATTGTTAATTACATTGAAAAGTACAAGTTAAAAAAGTATTTGTTTGTTTTGATATATTACTAGAAATAAAAAATCTTTCTGATCCTGGTAATACTACAAAATAATTATTAGACATTGGAATAAAATGTTTTTGTTTTAAATATTTTTTATTATTATATTCAATAACTATTGAACAAGAATTATCGGCAATATCTACTCCATAAACTAAAACATAATCTATTGAATTAGAGGAATTATTTAAATCCAAAAAATTTCTTGAAAATGTTTGTTCATTTGGTTTTAAAATATTTCCAAACCTTTGAACTGGAAATACCCTAGTATCAAAATAGCTATCTAAATAATCTACAATATATGTTTGCACCATATCTAATGCTTTAGATGAAGGAACTTTATAATCTAAAAATGAAAAACTAAATTGATTGTTAGTTATTGTATTTGCTTGTAAATGAGAATCTAAGATATCTGCTTTTAATTTTGATCTATCAATGTCAAAATTTTTAGGCATTTTTAAATCACCTTGATAAATATCAATTTCTGATAAAACTGTTTTTTTCATATCTGTATTACTTTCTAAAATATAATTTTTTTAATTAAAAGTCAATGACTAAGAAGCCATCAAGTCTGTCAAATCCCAAGACTGAGTTTGTTCATTCCAAAGATAAATCCAACTGTGTGTTTTATCAACAGTTGTTTGTTGAATTTGTTCTGCATTTAAGTCTGGCATAGGACCCGCAGGTGAAACCCAAGAAGCTGTAGAAATATCTTTTGTCCAAGATGAGTAAGGTTGTGGTGGCCAAAAAATTTCATTTTCTGAATCCCAATCATAACCTATAGCAGCATAATTTCCTCTAAATGGAGTGCCACCTAATTGATGTTGATTTTTATGAGTATTATAAGAAGTTTTAATCCAAAGATTTGCAGGCCAATTATTGTGTTGTTCTAAATATGATTGACCAATTGATTCTACTTCAACTCCTTCAGAATTTTGAGTAGATGCATTGTCTAAGACTAAAACACTTAGTACTTTGTTTTCTTCTGATATTTTTGCAAAATGAGCCATAATTTTTTATTGAAATTTGTAAGTTATAATTACTACTCCAGAACCTCCTGGACCTCCTACGTAGCTACCGCCGTCTCCGCCGCCTCCACCACCTCCGGTGTTGGCAGTACCATTACCTTGTGGTGCAGATCCTCCGCCGCCTGAGCCACCGCTACCATTAAATCCGCCGCCGCCTCCGCCGCCTCTTGTTACTGATGAACCTGTTATACTTGACGCTGATCCAGCTCCTCCTGAACCAGAATTTCCACCTCCTCCTGAAGCTCCGGCACCACCACCGCCTGCAGCTCCTGATGGACCTCCAGTCCCTCCATCGTTTCCTTGTGGTGGACTTACTGGTGGAGTATTTCCAGATCCGCCTGCACGGCCTGGGTGTGAACCACCTCCGCCAGATCCTCCTGGACGGCCTCCTGGTGCACCACCAACTCCCCCTGTACCACCTCCAGTAGAAGTAATTGATGAAAATATTGAATTAGAGCCGGCTCCACCGCCGCCTCCTCCAGTATCTCCAGCTCCTCCCCCACCAACTGTAATTGGGTAACCTTGTGCTGCAACTGATAATCCAGAGTTGCTAGAAGGAAAGTTTGTACGATATCCTCCTGCTCCTCCACCGCCTCCACGGTTCCAAGATCCTCCTGCTCCTCCAGCGATAACTAAATAATCAACTGTGTCTGAGCCTGCAGGTGTCCCTAAGTTATCAACTGTAAAAGTTCCTGGACCTGTAAATGTATGAACTTTAAAATCTCCTGTTTCTGTTATTGTCCCACCTGTTGCTTCAATAAAATTGCTGCCTCCAGCTCCACCAGAACCAAATCCTAAAATTTGATAACCAAAACTTTTAGCTTTTCTGTGTTGAGTGTTTTTTGTGTTCTTACCGGCAGTAAGTTTATTTTTTAATTCTCTCATATCTAAATTCCTTATGCGTCGTTAGCAGCACTCGTAGTAAAGAATAATTTAATTCCAAGTAATCTTGCATCAGCATCTAAATCATCCGCTGAAACATCTCTTGATATTTGAAAGAAAACATATTCGTCTGCACCAGGTGATCCTGCTATTGTAACTGCTCCACTTTCAGCAGCAACATCTAAATCATTTGATGTTCCACTGTGTGCTTTTGCTGTAGCAACAACTTGTGTTCCAAAAGCTGTATTTAAATCTCCATTATCAGCTAACGCTACTCCAGATAATCCCCATGCAGTAGTTCCTGTATCTGTTGATGTTGCTGTAAAGAAAGCTTGAAAAGTTACTGTTCCTGCATTCCATGATTTAGGAAATGCAACAGCAAACTGTGCAAACTCATCAGAAGATTTATCAAAATCTAAAACTTTTATTTCTGGACCATTAGATAATTCTACTTGTGCAGCTTCTGCTCCATTTGTAGTATTTGGATACATAGCAACAGCTGGCACCCATATAGTTTCTTTACCTGCAATTTTAATTGCACCTGTAGCGTCTGCAGCATCTACTGCTTTAGCTTGTCCAGTTCCATTAGGAGCTATAGTTATATCTCCATTAGCCGCATCTGTAATTGTAATTGTACCTGAGTTAGTTCCTGAATTTGTATCTAAAATTAAATCATATGCACCACTAGTTGTAAGTGTTGCATTAGCAGCTCCTGTTCCAAAAACTGTTTCTCCAGTTCCTTTTGGTTTAATAGCTATATCAATATTTGAATCACCACCTGTTGCAGATAGTGTTGGATCATTTCCTGTAGCAGCATTTGCTATTGTAAATTCGTTTACTGCAGAACCTGTAGCTGTAAGTAAAGCTAATTCATTTCCATTAGTATCTAAGATAGATGTGCCAATTTTTGGTGAAGTTAAAGTTTTATTAGTTAAAGTTTGTGTTCCAGTTGTAGTTACATTTCCAGCTGGTAAAGTATCAATGTCAGGGTTAGTTCCATCATTTGCAGTAGCAAATACAAGAGCATCGCCTTTATCTGTTGCTGCAAAAGTAAATGAATCACCACTTCCTGATGCATATTTAAATTGTACTGTGTAAGAACCTGATGTTGAATTTCTTAAAAAATAAAATGTTTGAACATCTAAAGGTATTGTTACGATTTGATTACCTGTAATTGTACCTGTAAATTCTATCATTCTGTGAGATAAAACTGCTCCAGTTGATCCGTCAGAAACAGATAAAGCTGTAGTTTGTGCACCACCAGCTATTGATTGTGTTGTATAACCACCAGAAATTTGTTCTATAATTTGTAAATTAGTATTAGTTTTTGTTCCCCATGTTCCGGCGTTTTCACCAGTTGCCTGAAGTTCTACTCCTAAAGGTGTATATGTTGATGCCATAATTTTTTATCTCCGATTACGCTGCTACGTTTGTATAACTTGTATTAGAACCTGTGTCAATAGCTTGATATGCTTGAATTCCAAAACCTGAAGCAGTTCCAAAACCAGCAACAGAAGCTGTTGCTGAAACTCCAGTTAATCCCATAACATCCGCAGGAGTTAAAGATCCTACAGAAGCTGTGCTTGAAACCCCAGTTAAACCTATAACATCCGTTAAAGTTAAGGAACCTACAGCAGATGTAGCTGATACTCCAGTTACAGTTACAGTTGGATTACTATTTATAGTTAAAGTTCCAATAGATGTTGTAGCTGAAACTCCTGTTATTCCTATTGCATCTGCAGGACTAATTGATCCAACAGAAACTGTTGCAGATACACCTGTTAAACCCATTACATCTGCAGGAGCAATTGATCCAACACTTGTTGTTGCAGATACACCTGTTAATGATTGAGTTACATCTGCTATTACTGTTGGTGAACCAACACTTAATGTTGCTGAAACTCCTGTTAATCCTATTACATCTGCAGGAGTGATTGATCCAACAGAAGCTGTAGCTTCTTGTCCTGTTAATAATACATCTCCTTGAATGCCCCATGCATCAGCATTCCAAGTTGATCTACCCCATCCAGAATTTATTTCTGCAGTTATAGTAACAGATCCAAGAGATGAAGTTAGTCCAAAACCTGTAACTGAAACGTCAATAGCATCTTGAGAACCCCATAAATTTTGGTTCCAAGGTAAAAGACCCCATGTATTAGCGTTTAAAGTATTTGCTTGCCCACCCATTCCTGAGTGATTAGTGCAATAATAATATAAAGTTGGTGCAGAAGCTGCAACTGTGATTTGTGTATACGCTCCGGAACTGCCTGGTGTTCCATTAGTAGTTACACCTGTAGTATACTCGTCACCACCAGCCCATGTGCCATTACTTGTTGTTGAAAATCTTAATGGATGACCACTATTTGAAGAATCAGATTGATCAAATTTATAAATATAACCTTCAGCTAGATTTACTGTATCTTGCTGTACACCATCAATAACATATTTATTTCCTGAATCGGTGCTGACCACCGTTACTGTAAAGGTTCTAGTAACGGACATACCGCGTTACTCCTTTACGCTATTCTTATGATCGCGTTAGATGCGTCCGCTGTTGGGAATTGAATTGTAAAAGTTCCGCTTGTTACAGTTTTGTCACCACCAAAAGCGATAACTGCTACAGCTTTATCTGATTGCGTGTCATTATATATTAATGCACCATTAGCTGTAAAAGTTGCAGAAGAAAAACTTACATCTGAGAAATCACAAATTGCAGTTGTTCCAGATGTAGTTGGTGTAACGCTTGTAAGAGTTGCTCCACCTGCAGTGTATGCAGTTCCAGATGAATTTGTAATTTCGTTTGAAGTTGAATAAGCAGTTGTGCCTGCACCTAAAGATGCTGAACTTGTATACAAAGCTATTTTA